GGTTTACGATAGCATCAAGGCACTGCGAGACGAAATGAATATGACCCCACCCACAGTCAATCGAGCTTTGAAATCTGGCAAGCAAATAGTGCGGGGTAATTTTGTTGGGTATTTGTTTAAATACCTTGCACCATAACAAAATAAAGCGTATAAATAGCATATCTGGGAACCCCCAGCCTTACTGACCGCCCCAGCGGACGATGCAGAGACAGTGAGGCGTAGTACTGCATATACAGGAGCCTATCATGGCATCAACCACCTTCTCCGGCCCAGTCACGTCCACAAACGGTTTTATCGGCAATCTGACTGGTAACGTCACCGGCAACGTCACCGGCAACGTCGCTGGCACTGGCAAAATCACCCACGCTACTACAGCCGCTATTAACGCTACAGCTACTGCAACAGCCGCACAAGTTGCTACTGGCTATATCACATCCACTTCCGCCGCTGCAACTGCAATTACGCTTCCTACGGGAACGCTTCTTGGCGCTGCTCTTGGTGCGGTTCAAGGCACTGTGTTTGATCTCTATGTTGACAACACTGCTGGCGCAAGCACTGTAACGATGGTTGTTGCTGTAAACGGTATCTTGTCTTCAGCGGCTGCGGACACCCCCGGAAGCTTTGGCGATTTGACTATTGCTGCTGGCGCTACGGGTATTGCTCGGTATACGCTAATGTTTGCAAGCGCAACTGCTTATACGTTCTCGCGTACAGCTTAATTAGCCGCCCACTTCGGTGGGCTTTTGTGTTTATAGGAGCTAATTATGGGTATGCAATATGACGTAAAAGCAGGGCATTTAAACAACACTGGTTTTATGCTGTTGGGTCGTACACGGCTTAAAGCTTTATCTACTGTTGGCTCTGCTACTGCGGGTACGCTTGATATTTTTGACACCACGACTGCGCCTGTAACAACGGCAACTTACACACGTTCTGGCGCAACAGTCACAGTGACTAGTGCGGATCATGGGTTAGCAACAGGCGATGTGCGGGGCTTTGCTTTCGCTAGTGCATCTGGTATATCAGCCACAAACGGTAATTACACAATTACTGTAACAGGTCCAAACGCCTTTACCCTTACCGACATTAACTCAGGCACGATTGCAAGTACTGCTCTTGCGTATTCGACATTATGGGTTAACTCGTATGATGTAGGCGCAACAGATGTGTTTGGTAATATTGTTTTAATTCCCGGTGAAGGTGTGCTGATTCAAAACGGCATCTATCTCCGCATGACCAACATTACGTCTGCAAACATTTATTATGGCTAAGAAGACCCCCTCTCTGGCTGTCGGTCGTGGCGAGAAGCTACCCGTATCCAAGGGGGCTGGTTTAACTGCCAAAGGTAGAGCTAAATACAACGCTGCTACAGGATCAAACTTGAAGGCTCCACAGCCCGAAGGCGGTCCTCGTAAGAAGTCGTTCTGCGCACGGATGTCTGGCATGCCCGGCCCGATGACAGACGAGAAAGGAAGACCTACCCGCAAAGCCGCAAGCTTAAAGAGATGGAAGTGTTAAATGGAAGAGTCCGTGCAAACAGCCCGTGAACTTGCTACTCATGCAAATGAGATTAAACATTTGCAACAGGACATGGATAAACTTGTTCAGGATATGGATCAAGTTAAAAATACACTTGCCGAGATTCAAAAGACTCTTTCCGAAGCCAAAGGTGGGTGGAGAGTGCTGATGTATTTTGGTGGTGCTGGTGGACTTGTTGGCAGCGGTTTAACTTGGATTATTGATAGGGTGCTTCGATAATGCCAGCCACATCAGATAAGCAAAAAAAGTTCATGGATGCCGCAGCGCATAATCCAGCGTTTGCAAAAGAAGCGGGCATTCCAGTAGGTGTTGCACAGGAATATTCAAAAGCAAGTAAAGGCAAAAGGTTTACTACCGGCTCTCGTCCTGACTTACAGAAAGCTGGTAGTCCAAAAACCGATCACGGTAAAATGACATTATTCAAGGAAGGTGGTGTTATGAAAAACGATATGATGCAAGACAAAGCAATGGCTAAGAAAGCTGTTGGTATGCACGAAGCACAGTTGCACGGCGGCAAAAAGTCCAACATGACCAAGCTCGCAAAAGGTGGTTCCGCTTCTAGCCGTGCTGATGGCTGCGCTACAAAAGGCAAAACCAAAGGCACAATGATTTCGATGAAGTCCGGCGGCATGAGCTGTTAAGGAATAACCATGAAAAGAAAACGCTATGCCTCTGGCGGAATGACACAAGCTGATATTGATGCTGGCTTAACACAAGCCGACGTTGATGCTGGCCTACGCGGTGGTAAGAACGAACGAATTTCTGATGAAGACCGTCAGGCTGCTTTGCGTTCTACTGGGATGGCTGAATCTTTTCCTGTTGAAGAACCAAAACCTCAGATGCGAAAAGGGCTTAGTGATCAAGAGGCTGCTAAGCTAATGGGCAGAGAAGTTCGTCAGCCAGCCCCTAAGCGAACAATGCCAGACAAAAATGTGCCGTCGCCGCACGACTTTGAAGGACCAACACCATCTTTTGAAGCAAATTATCCTAAAGGAAGTCGTTATCACAACGAAGCTTTTGAAGATAATTACCCCGGCCCACGTCAAGTTAAGGTTCCAACAAGAAAAGATTATAGTGGTGTACCAAATGCTGGAAAGGTAGGTACTGCGACAAACAAACCTTTTGCTGAAGACGTTGCATCAAGCTTTACAAAACGTGTTGGGCGAGCTGAATCAAACTCACCCCTTTCAAAAGATATGGTTAATAATCCAGCAAAAGCACGTTTAATGCGGGCTATCTCAGCAGGAAGCGCTAAAAAATACGATCAAGACGCAACCGACATGGCAGATGAAAGAGATGCATACGCTGCAGATGTAACTCGTCAAAGAGATGCTGCATTAGTTGCACAACAATTGCGTAGTGATTTTGGGCCATACAAAAAAGGCGGCGTTGTTAAAAAGATGGCTAAGGGCGGAACTGTTAATGTTTCCTCTGCATCACGTCGTGGTGATGGCATTGCGCAGCGCGGAAAAACAAAAGGACGGATGGTATGATGTCTAGTCGCGGCATGAGCTGCTAAGGAGAATATTATGCCTGCACCAATTATTGGCCCGGTTGTAGCCGCAGGCGTAAGGGCGCTTGCTACAAAAGCGGCTACTAGAGGCATGAGCAACGAAGCAAGAAAAGAAGCTGCTAAAGAAGCCGCTAAAGCAGAGAGAGACGCTGCTTTAGCTGGAGCAAAAACTGAAGTCAGGGATGGGGTAAAAGAAACATCTTTGCCGTACGTTGATCCCAAAAAAGCTGGTGACATACGCGATTTTTCGAGTCCTACATCGTCGTCTAGAAGCGCTCCACGTCTTTCTGATGAATCATTAGACTACGCTGGCTTTAAAAAGGGCGGCGCTGTTAAAATGGCTAAAGGTGGATCTGCCTCAAGTCGTGCCGATGGTTGTGCTGTTCGCGGTAAAACTAAAGGTCGAATGATATGATGTCTAGTCGCGGTATGGGTGCAATGCTCCCTTCAAAGATGCCCGGTGGAAAGCGTAAAACTCGCCGCGACGATACTGACTTCACGCAGTATTCCAAAGGTGGTGTAACTAAAAAGGCCAAAGCCTTGCCGGGTTTTAAAGGATTTAAGGGGTACAAATAATGGCTAGTAGCAAGGTAAATGCCGCTGGCAACTACACAAAACCCAGCCTTCGCAAGAAGATTGTGTCGCAAGTTAAAGCTGCAGCTACGCATGGTACAGGAGCCGGTCAGTGGTCAGCCCGTAAAGCGCAGCTAGTGGCTAAGAAATACAAAGCTGCTGGCGGGAGTTATAAAGATTGAAAGCGCCGCAACAATCCTTAAAAGCTTGGGGTGACCAGAAATGGACAACCAAGTCTGGCAAGAAATCCTCGGAAACGGGTGAGCGGTATTTGCCAGAAAAAGCTATTAAAGCATTAAGCCCTGCGGAGTATGCAGCAACGACTAAAGCTAAGAGAGTAGGTAAAGCGGCAGGTAAACAGTTTGTGCCACAACCAGCTAAAATTAAACAGAAAGTTAAACAGTTTAGGAAGGTGTAATCATGGCTGGTGGCGGCGGAACAGGACAACCAATGGGTGGTACACCACCCGGAATGCGTGGTGTCAATGGCCCCGGAGGTGGAGGCTATGAACCGATACCAAATTACAACACGGGTGGCTTTGGTCAACAGCCTGCGAATAACAGCTTTGGTGGCGGTCAGCCTATGGGCGGCTACGGCGGTCAACAGTCCCAGCCAATGCAGCAACAAATGCAACGCCCCATGCAGAGTCAGTTTGGTGGATACAACCAATCACCCCAGATGGGTGGTTTTGGTAGCGGCATGGGTGGTGGATTCGGTGGTGGGTTTAACCAGTACAACCCGATGGGTGGCGGCTACGGTATGGGTGGGTTTAGTCCCCAGATGGGCGGCATGGGTGGTTTTGGTGGTGGATACGGCCCACAGATGGGTGGGTTTGGTGGTATGGGTCAGGCTGGTATGCAGCAAACCGCTCAAAATAGTGCGACAGCTACACCACCACCTCCTGAAAGCGGCCTAAATTACCTACGCTCTCAAGCAGGGCAACGGCAAATGGGTGATGCCCAACCACAAAATCAATATTCTGGTATGAATCCGATGCAAGGAGCCAGACAAATGCTACAGCGTTTTGGTGGACGTCAAGGTGGTCAAGGGATACAAGGTTTAATGGGCGGGATGCAAGGACAAATGCCACAACAAATGCAGACGCAAGGCGGAATGCAAGGACAAGCGTTTGGAGCATTATCCCAACCCGGAAGAATGGGCGGCTTTGGCGGTCAAGGTTCGTTGCAACAAATGCCTAATCAAAATATTCCTGAGTATGCACAACAATTAATGGGCGACATAAATCAAATGTCCATAGGAAGGCCAAATACGGACTTTGGCCCTGCTCCTGCATTAACACTAGATCAACAGTATCAAAACTACTTAAGAAGTAGGTAAAGGAATGTACTAATGACCACATCCGGCACCTCATCGTTTAATCTTGACCTCTCCGAGTTGGTGGAAGAGGCATTTGAGCGTTGCGGCAAAGAGTTGCGTACTGGATATGACCTGCGTACAGCACGTCGTAGCATTAACCTATTGACGGTTGAGTGGGCTAACCGTGGCATTAACTTGTGGACTATCGAGCAAGGTCAGATTCCGATGGTTACAGGGCAGGCAACTTACGCTCTACCTACTGAGACAATTGATCTGTTGGATACCGTTATTCGCACGGGTTCCGATCAAAATCAGGTTGATATCAACATTACCCGTATC